TGCGACCTGAGTGTCGGTCATGCCAGAACTCCTGCTGTGCGTCACCGTCCATCTGGCCGAACATGGTGTACTCACCGAAGTAGTACATCAGCACGGTGCCAGTGGGCCCATTGCGCTGCTTGCCGACGATGACCTCAGCTACTTTCTTCCACTTGGTCTTCTCGTCGTACACCACATCGCGATAGATGAACAGGATCACGTCCGCATCCTGCTCGATCGATCCTGACTCTCTGAGATCTGAGAGCCTGGGATGCTTGTCATCTCGTTTGTCCACGTCCCGGTTGAGCTGGCTGAGCGCCACCACAGGGATGTCCAGCTCCTTGGCCAGGGACTTCAGGCCCCTGGTAATGTCTGAGATCTGCTGAGCCCGGTGGATCTGGTTGTCGCCACTCATGAGCTGAATGTAATCCACGATGATGACTGCAAGATCTGGCTGCTGCTGTTTGACGCGCCTGGCCCTGGCCCTGATCTGCTGCATCAGCATGGCAGGAGACTCGTCCAGGATCATCTGCGAGTAGCTGATCTGGCTCACGCCTTTTCCAACACTCTCCCACTGCTCATCATTGATGTTGCCGGAGAGCAATCGATCGAGCGGCACTTTCGAGTGCTGTGCCACCGACCTGGTGACGATCTCCATCGATGACATCTCCATCGAGAACACCAGGACAGGCTTACTCTCTCCTACGTGGTTCGCGATGTTGATTGCCAGGGCTGTCTTGCCCATGGATGGCCTGCCTGCAATGATGACCAGGTTCTGTCGCTGGAGTCCGTTGATCTTCTTATCCAGGTCACGGTAGCCAGTCGATAATCCAGGGATCGATTGATCCATGTGGAACATCGTGTCCAGGTTCTCCATCCAGCCAGGCATTAGTGACTTGATGTCTACCGGACCTGACTGCGAATGATCGTGCCCTATCTCCATAACCTTGGCCTGGGCATCTGCCAGCACCTCGTCTATCTCCCTGGTGTCGTCGGCCAGCTCGCGCACCTGGTTGGCAGCGACAATCATGTCGCGCCTCACCGATCGCTCCTTCACGATCCTGGCGTAAGCACGGACGTTTGCAGACCCAGGTGTGTTCTTCAAACTGATTTTCTCCAGGTGATCAGAGATGGTCACGATGTCCATCGGCGCATCCAGTTCGTCGAGCTTCACCATGGCATCCCAGATGACACGATGATCGGATCGATAGAAATCCTCTCGGTTGATGATGTCCTGCACATCCATCAGCGCCTTGCCGCCTGAGTGAACGATGCCGCCCAGGACAGCCTGCTCTGAATCGATCGACATTGGTGGTGGCTCGATGACCTGGTTCACTTCTGCTTGCTCACGTATTTGTTCTCCATGACTCCGATCATTCCTGACTCGCGAATTACGAAGTCGAAGTTGGCAGTCCATCCTCGGTCGTTCTCACCAGCCATGAATGGACAATGCTCTGCGATGAATTTGAAGTACCGCTCCCAGGCTTCCAGGTTATCGAACTTGATCAGCTCCCTCCCAGCACCAGGTCCGCCACGATAGAACTCAAATGAATGCCACCTGGCCCTGAGAGTTTTCTTTCGTTTGTCGCTGAGTACCTTGCAAGCTGGCAGGTGGGGGCAATGCGTGTGGTAGAGATCGACGATTTTTTTGTAGGGCACAGGGCCCTTGGTGTTATCTGTCTCTGTCTCTGTCTTTGTCTCTGTCTCTGTATGGGATATGCGATCGGACCAGCGTTTCTCTGCATTCGCTTTTGCCTTCGCATTGCGGTCGCATATCCGGACGTATTCCCGGTGCAATCGATCATTGCGTAGCTTGCCTGGTTCAGCCTCTGGGAATTTCTCACTGAGGTAGTCGATCCATAACCTGGACCACTGCTCTGCATCCTGGCATTGACAGATCTGAGCGAGCTGCTTCTGATTACCTGGGAGGAATCCTCTCTCCCATTGCCAGTTCATCAGACGGATCATCGCGCCGACCGCATCAAGCGGCCAGAGCATGGTGTCGAAGTGGAAGTCACGGTGAAATAGAGGATAGTAAGGCATGCTCAGATTGGCTGAGCCCTTCTCCGATTTTTCACTCATGTCACTTCTCCCTGACTCCAAACTGTACCCTCACCTGGCATGGTATATGGCCTTGATTATGTGGTCAAATCCCTTGCAATCTGGTAGTCAAGCAGTCAGAATAGGCACCTGGGTACAGTCGAAATTGGAGCCACATATGTCAAACGACCAGCCACGTCTTCCTGCTGTTGTCCAGCATGCCGTTACAGGTGCGCGACGACCGTTTGAGAAGATCTCTGGGCAAGGTGGTCACCTGGTTACCTGGGAGAAGGAGTCGATGTTTGCTCTCCAGCTCCTGGCCAGGAACACGCTGCTTCAGAAATGCGAGCCGCACTCTATCCGTGATGCCGTGGTCAACATCGCATCGATCGGACTCTCTCTTAATCCTGCGCTCAAGCACTGCGCTCTGATTCCACGTTACAACAACCAGCTCAAACTCTATGAGTGCCACTGTGATCCGATGTACCAGGGACTCATCGCTATCGCGACCGATGGTGGAGCTGTGATTAGCGTCCGCGCTGAAGTCGTCCGTGATCGTGATCGCGAGGATGGCAACTTCAAATACTACGCTGGCACTGCGCCACAAATCGTTCATACACCTGATCCATTCATGTCCGACGAGATGCGAGGTGACGTGATCGGCGCTTATGCTGTTGCCGAGATCCAGGGATCCAACCATCCGCACTGCACGTTCATGTCGATCGAGGAGATTGAGAACGTCCGTGACAAGTCAGAAATGTGGAAGAAGAATAAGGCTGGCCCATGGAAAGATTGGTTCGTCGAAATGGCAAAGAAGACGGTCATCAAGCGAGCGCAGAAGACCTGGCCGAAGGGCACTGGTCGCCTGGAGAAAGCCGTGCAGTTGGCGAACGTCGCTGAAGGCTACGCCAGCATCGATGATCCAATCGACGTGGAGCCGGTCGAGCTGATCACCGAGGAGCAGGCGAAGGAACTTCGAGCTGGAGCCCGTAAGGCGAAGCTCAGGGTCGAGCGAATCTACAAGGCATTCAACATCACTAAAATGGAGGAGCTGCCTGCCGATAAGTTCACGACCTGTCAGAAACGAATCAACACTGCTGGTCTCATTCACATCCTGAAGACCGCAGAAGACGAGCCCAAGGTTACCGTATCAGCGAAAGCCTGGGGCATGACCTACCCTGACCTGGAAGCGATGGGTGCAGAGTACAAGACAAAGGCGACGATCGTTGAGTAAGAAATTTGAGGAATGGGACATTATTGGTGAGCTGGGCGAGAAGATCGTCGCAGTGGTAGGTAAATTCCAGGAGCTGAAACTTGCCCTGGTTCACAGGGAGGTGCAACGCATGGCCGACGACACGGAAACAGAGATCGCCTGGACCAAGGAAAAGCTGGAGAAGTTCAAGGTCCAGTGGCAGAAAGCTCACGACGCTGAGGAGGAATCTTTCACGTTCGAGGGCAACGAAGTCCTGGTCACTTACGGTCGCTACCTGATCGAATACCTGGAGTACATCTTCGGAGAAGCAGCCTGATGTCTATGCAACGCACATTGGAGTGGTTCCAGAATCGCTGGGGCAAGATCACTATGTCGAAGCGTATCGACATCCTGATGAGCGGACACGTCCACGATCTGAATAACCTGCTGAAGACTCTGAAGTGGGAGCAGTTCCAGGCCACACCAGATCAGATCCGTGAAGCCTTCGAGGCTGAGACCAGGATCGGTGACGCGAGCCCAGCCATGTCTCACGGTAAGCGCATGGAGGAACCTGGTATCTGCCACTACGAGCTGAGCAGAAATGTCCAGGTGATTCGCGCTGAATTCATGGCCCATCCGATGTGGCCGACCCTGGTAGGAGATTCCACTGACTTCATCGAGACGGACGATGGCACCCTGGATGGTGAGCCGAAGTTCGCCTGCGAAGTGAAGTGCCCATATAATTCAGACAACCACAAGAAGACCCTGCGATTCGGAATGGCAGCCTGGCATCACAACCAGACTCAAGGGCACATGGAAGTACACGACTTGGACGAGGGCAAGTTCGTGAGCTACGATCCCCGGCACCCTATTGAAGAACAGCAGATCTACGTGCAGACGATCGAGCGTGATCTTGCATGGCAGAAACTGTTCCGCGAGAAGATGGAGGTATTCGATGACCACTTCAGAAATGGGACGTTTTACGAGCATGCCGTTGCCCAAACAACCGATGGAATCCCCTCAATGTTCTAAGATGAAACCGATGACCGTTGAGCAGGAAAACGCATTTAGGAAATATCGAATTGATCACGACCACATCAACAAGCACAACCTGGAAGCCTGGCGAACAATGTATACGCATGTGCAATCAGTTCTCGCCACGCTGAGGGAGAGTTTAAGAGGAGCAACATCAGATGGACCTACAACTACAGGTAAACAGTGACGACATTCAGGATCCCTGCGTATTCAAAG